AAAAGTATTAGAGCAAGATTATTGACTTTATTGGATAAACAAGACTTGATACAAGACACAACTTTATTTACAGGAAGTACAGATTATTGGATATATTGGTGTAAATTAACTGGATATGATTCTCACTTTCTGCCAGAAAGGCAGTTTTATTTAGAGGAATTATATTTCAGTATTAGATACCAATTAAAAAATTAAAAGGAGGAAAGGAAAATGTCAAAAACAGCAGCGAATATTGTAGTAGGAGCACCTTCAACTATTATTTGTTCACCAGACGGAGAAGCAGAAGGTTCAGGTGTAGATTTAGGTTCGACGGTTGGTGGGTTCATAATCAGACCCACCCTATCTATTGGTAAGAAAAAAGCAGACCAATGGAACGGTCCCGTAGGTGCGTACATAATGGATTCAGAATATACTTTTGAATGCACTTTAGCAGAAGTATCAACTGCGAATTTAGCTTATGCAATGGGTTTACCAACAACGGCAGCATCAAGTGCAACAGCTTTAACAGCAGGAAATACTACAGTTGCAACAGTAAGGACTTTGTATGTTAATTGCAATGCAGTATCAGGAGGTTCAGCAAAATATACAATTCATAGATGCGTATTCGACGGAAATACTGAAATTAGTTTAAACAGAGAAACTCAAACGAATGTAAAAATAACTGGATTTATGTTAATTGATACTTCTCAATCAGCAGGTGAGGAGTATTTTTCGTTAGCATATAGTTCAACCGATACGACTCCTCCAACAGTAGCTATGACTTCTCCGGTGGAAGATGCAACAGTGGCAAAAGACGGCAAAGAAACAGTTACTTTGACATTTACAGAAGCTGATAATGCAATTGACCAGGGAACATTAATTTATGGTAGTTCAGATAACGCAACTGTAATGCTTATAAATGTAACAGATACTGCCGATAGTACATTGGTTGCTGGTTCAATATCTTATGATGCCACTACAAAAGTATTAACATTCACTCCGACATCAAATTGGACTGGAAGTGATTCAATTAATATTATTATAACCACAGGTGTTAGAGATACTGCTGGCAATCATTTGGCAGATATGTTTATTGGACATTTTACAGTAGCAGCATAGCAATTTAAAATAATAAGCCTGCATAAATCAAGAAATATTTATGCAGGTTTAACTTAATAAAGGAGAATTTATGGATGAATCAATTAATAAGATAATTGAAGAAAATGAATTTACAGTCCTAAATATTAATGGCAAAGAGTTTAAAATAGGTAAAATAAAAGGATTTTATTATTTAAAATTGGCTGCTTTTTTTGGAAAAATAGGCAAAAAATATCGTAAAGAATTGGAAAAATTTCAAGTAGCTTCAACTGATATTGGTGATATTTTTTCATTACTTCAAATTTTAGATAATAATGACGGAATGGAATTGCTATCAATTCTCTTAGGAATAGATGATGTTGAGTTTTGTAAAAATATAGATGGCGAAATTATACCAGATATAATAATTGCTATCTGTAAATATAATAATTTTTCGCATTTTAAAAAAAAAGTAATAGAAATGATAGAGGCGATAGTTCGGAGTGCAATAGACAAGACTTCTTAACTACATTAATAGAAATTGCTAATGCCACTGGATATACTATTGATGAATTATTATTTAAAAAAAGTTGGGATTATCTTAATACTTTAGCTGAATCTTGTTTAAAATATAAATTAAATTGTTTGCAATGGGATTCTATAGCATATAGAATTGATAATGAAGGATTAGAAAAAATGAATAAATCATTTGAAGATAGAAAAGATATAGAATTGACTAGTTCTAAAAAAGTTACTCTTGTAGATTTAGAAAGACAAGCAGCATTTTTTGGTGGCAAAGTAAAAATAATAAAAAAAGGTAAAAAGTAATGGCAAGTATTGGTGATTTATTTATCCAAATAGGTTCGAAATTTAATGATGAAGGTTTAAAAGCTGGAATGGCAGGGCTTAATAAATTTGGTGATACAACCAAAAAAACTTCGTCTATTATGGATAAATTTGTTTTTACGTTTGGCGATGCAATGAATGCTGCTAAAAAATTAGCACAGTCATTAGGTTCTCCAATTAAAGCTGCTGCTGATTTTGAAGCACAAATGGCGAATGTTTCAACTATGTTAGATAAACAAAGCATGAAACAGTTGCCTTCATTGTCAAATAGTTTAAGAAAAATGGCAACAGTTTATGGACAGTCCACAGAAACGTTATCAAAAGGTTTATATGATATACTCTCCGCAGGAATATCAGCAGAAAAAGCAATAAAAGTTTTAGAGGCTTCTACAATAGCAGCAACAGCAGGATTAAGCACTACTGGAATTGCAGCAGATGCTTTGACTACTATTTTAAATTCTTATGGATTATCAGCAGAAAAAGCAGGGGATGTTAGTGATTGGTTTTTTGCAATTATTAAACGTGGTAAAACAACTTTTGCAGAATTAGGTCCTCAAATTGGACAAGTTGCTTCATTAGCTTCTTCGGCAGGTTTAAGCATGGATGAATTTGGTGCTGCATTAGCAACTATGACTAAATCTGGTGTTAAAACAGATATTGCCATCACTAGTTTAAAATCAATATTAAATGGTTTTTTAAGTCCTTCTAAAGAAGCAACAAAAGCATCAAAAAAATTAGGAATTGAATTAAATACTAATACATTAAGAACGCAAGGGCTTGTTCCTGTATTAAAAAAATTAAATAACGCAACAGATGAAGAAGTTGCTTCAATATTTGGCAATGTAAGAGCATTAACTGGATTGTCAACTATATTAAAAGATACTTCTGTTTATTATGATGATTTAACTTCTATGCAAAACAGAGCAGGGGCTTCACAAGAAGCCTTTGAAAAACAATCTAATACACTTAATTTCCAATTGAAAAAATTAGGAGAAACTTTTAATGATTTAAAAATTGATTTAGGGAATAAATTAGTTCCTGTAATAAAAGACGTAAATAAACAATTAAATGAAACAATAGAAATTGTAAAAAAAGCTCCTGGATTTATTGAGGCTTATGGAAAAATAATAAGTGATACTCAAAAAAAATGGGGGCAAAACGCATCCCCTTTAAAATCTATTAAAAAGTTTATGAATGAAGTTGTTAATGTATCTCAAGAATATGGAAAATTGGCAGCTGAATATTGGGGTGATGCTTTTGAAGAAATAGCTGATACTGCCAAAAAAGAAAATAAAAAGATAGTTAGGGATGAAAAAAAGACTGCTAAGAATTTGGAAAAAATAAGTCAAAATGATAAAGAAACAAGACAAGCAGATAAAGAATCTTTAATGATAGCTTCGCAAGGATATTTAAATTTATTATACGAATATGAAGTAAGTATAGGGGCTATATCTCTTGAAAATTATAAGATAAAATTACAAGAAAAATTAGATTCATTGACAGGATTTACAGAAGCAAATATTGAATTAATGAAACAACTTGATGAAGTTGATAAAAAATTGAATGAAGAAAAAGAGACTAGATTTAAAAATACAATGTCTAATATTACAAATACAATTAATGCTTATGGTAGTTTTCTTTCAAATTTTTCAACTTACCAATCAACTTTGATAAGAAATAATTTAGAAGAAAGCTTAGATGCAGAATTGGAAAAATATAATGATAAAAAAGAATGGATAAATGAAAATGTATCTGATGAGGAAGAAAAATCAAGAATGCTTGAAGATTTAGAGAGGGAATATAATGATACTACGAATGAATTAAGAGATAGGTCAGCTAAAGAGGAAGCAAAAAGAAGGGAACAATTAAAGCCATATTTAGTAGCTGAGGCAATAGCCAATACGGCGGTAGGTGTAACTAAAGCATTTAGTCAAGGTGGTATTTTTGGTTTTGTTACAGGGGCATTAGTAGCAGCAGCAGGAGCAATACAGGTAGCAACAATCAGGGCACAAAAATTTGCAAAAGGCGTAAAGAATTTTGTTGGTGGAATGGCAATTGTTGGAGAGGAAGGACCTGAACTTGTAAATTTACCAAGAGGAAGCAGTGTATATTCAAATGAAGATTCAAGGCAAATATTAGCAAGTACAGGTGCAATTAATATTGATTTAAGGGGTTCAGTTTTTAGTAGTAAGAAAGCTTATAAAGATTTAGAAGATAGTTTATTTAGAGTTATAAAAAATAATAGGAAAATTTAATGGCTATTTATTATAGAAGTATAACTCATTCACAGACAATGCCTTCAAGTCCTCAACTTGGAGAAAAGTGGATAGTACAATCAGGCGGAATTTATCAGGCATATACATGGTTAAATGATTGGATTATTTTTGCAGGCGGAGGAACTGTTATTACTGAAAGCACAAATGAGATTCATTATATGAATGTAATCGTGCAAGAATCTCAACCTGATAGTATTATAAAGCCTGGGTGGAGTTGGATTAAACAAAGTCTATTGCAGGAATATTTGTGTTTAGGCAAAACCGATGATACTACACCAATATATGTCTTAATTGCAGGTGGATAATGGACTGGAAAATTATTTCAAATTCAGAGCCGACAGCTTCATTTACTGGTAAGTTATGGATACAACCAGGAGTTTCAGGAGTGAAACCCACTTCTGCATTTTTAAAATTAGGTGCAACCTTTTTTGAAATTGCTACATCAAATATCATACCTTTTACTTATCATAGAATCACCTATCTTATCGACGGAGTTGATAAATCTTCTTTATGCAGTGATTTAACAATAGATGATGTTTTAACATCGGAAGTTGATACTTGTAGTTTTACTTTAAACGATTTAGACGGAGATAATAAGCCTCAAGTTGGACAAGAGGTTGTTATATTTTATAAACAAACAGCAACATCCGACCCTGAAATAAGATTTGCTGGTAAAATTACAGAGGCTCCGCAAATGAGAATTGGAGTTGGACAATATTCTTATGAGGTTATTTGCACTGATTACACACAGGAATTGCAAAGAAATTTAGTTGTTGAATCCTATACATCACAAAGTGCAGGGGATATTATAAAAGATATTGTTTCAACTTATGCGGTAAGTTTAGGAACTTATTATGTAGAAGACGGAATCACGGTTGATTATATTTCATTTAATTATAAATATCCTA